CCACACGCACCGCCCGAACCCGTATCTAGCCTGAAGTTGCGGTGCGTTTTTTTGCTGTCCAAGTCTTAGTTGAAGCGGCAAAAAAAAACCCACTAAAAGGTAGGACAAGTACCTTATAGCGGGTTTTTCAAATTAAGACATGCGCCTTAGAATCATATCTTGTCCATATATTTCTAAGGCAAATGAAGTTTATCATATTTTTTTCATTTCACAAGCAATTTTTTGTTCCCGCTTACCCAATGCGGGGCCGCTATCATGGTGCGGCGGCGTTTTTGACCATTTCGAGGACATGCGCGACATGGTCAAACCATATCGGTTATGTCACCAAAATGGTTGTTACCAAGAAAATCCCCATATTCGGGGTTCGGCAACTGTCACTTGGTTATTAACCAGCCTTGGTATAGGCTCTTCCCTGATTTTACCGCTCGCCAGCCTTGCGTAATATTCCGCGTTCCGTGCGTCTTGTTCCGCACGGGCTTGGGTCTTGTTGGCGGGCTTGTGGCGTAACTCATCAGACAGCATGGAATGGGCCACCTTCCTTTTATGCAGGTAAATTCTCATCTTGTTTCCGATAGTCTATGTCCTTCCACCACAAAAACCGGATAGTTCATGTCCACACTGAACGCCACACCCTTACCATCCGCCAAAATCCTCAGCCCGTCACAGGACAACACAATCCCGCCCGGACACATGAACAACCCGGTGATCTCATTGCCCAGCTCATCTAGCGCGGCGACAAATTGACGATTACCCACAATTGCACGGGTCTGGACAAACCCCATATCATCCTTGCGCCTAAATGAGTTAAATTTTCTTACCGCAGCCACGCCGTAATCTCCCAAACCAGATTAAACAGGTTGAAAAGTGCCACAACCACAATAAGCACCACACCCGCAGCCACCGCCAAAATACATGCGTCCGCTTTCGTGCATTCATTTGTGCATTCATTCTCGTTTTCCATAAAAATCCTAAAAAAACGCCCGCACGGAGCGGGCTAATGGTGGGGGTTAAAAATATGGGGGGCAAAATCGCAAGGCTTAAGTTTTCCGCCAACCGCATTAGAAAGCTTGTTGGCTGTCATTCCCGTGGGCAATGCTTCAGCACGGCAAAACTTGCTGATAGCCCCTTGAGTTACACCAGCGCGGCTTGCTAGAATTGCTTGCGTACCCGCCAAATCCACCGCGCGGCGGACATTGGCGGAAACGATTTTAGTAATTTCTTTTCTGTTCACGGGCTCTAATAATACCCAAGTAATTCTAATTGTCAATATAAAAATGCCCTCATCAAGAGGGCATCACCAATCAATTCACCGCTTCAGGACTTGCCGGTGGCGTTACCGGCTTGTCGGGGAACGTGCTGAACGAGGCATCCCAAACCGCGCTATGGATGCTAGATGTGGATTTTTTAATCTCATCTTTGATCTTGGATTCCAAAAGCTGAAATTCAGCCTCAATGTGGTTTGCCACGAAATCCGCCATATCCTCAATTTTTCCGTGCAGCGAATGGATAACCAGCACCGCCACGCCAAACAACGCCAACAATAGCCCCACAATCATCAAAACAGATTCCAGACTCATAAACACCCCAATCGATTGAAAGAGCCGTAATTATAGCGGATTTTTTGTGCGCGGCGGAAAAAAATATAACTTGGGTATTGCATTATTTAACTACTATGGTATTATTTAACCCAACAAAGCGGCAACGCAGCAGCAACCTTCGCGGAACGGTGCGGGGCAAGCCAGTCAGACCCGCTTTGTGACTATTAGTCTAGGACGCCTACCGTGCAGTGGCGTGTAACTGCCGGGGGTGCGGGTGGCACTGTCCGAGCGCGTTTCCGGCTTAGGCAGATTCAGAGGGGGAGTTCCCTTATGTCATGCCGCACCAGATTTTTAATGGCTTTCGTTGAGAGTCATTAGCAAGCCAACTAAAGGGCAACTAGCCCCCTCGCAAGGGGGGCATTTTTTGGAGGGTTTATGGAACTGATAAACATCAAAGAATTCGCACACCTGCTGGGAAAAAGCGAATCTTATGCACGGTATTTACGGCAAAAACATCCGTTGTTTCCGAATCATGAAACAAAAGTAAACGGTTTTTTAATGTACAAAAAAACACTGGCATTGAAGTTCAAAAAAGAAATTGAAAAGAACCACCGGAATTTGAACAGGCGCATTCCAGAGGAAAAAAACCATTGGCCCATTCCCAGAATGGGCAAAAAAGAAAAAACTCAATGCCTTCTTGCAAAGCAGTTCCTTTCAATGCCATAACCCAACTGGAGCGAGATACATGAAGATACTGCATTTTAGTATTTACGGGTTGATAGACATAACTATCAACCTAACAGCACTTAACAAGGGCTTGGAATTCATAGCCGTTAGTCTGTTTTTGACGTGGCTCATGTTACACGCGCTTTTTTCTGTGCCACTGATGGAGGCGTTATGACCAGAAGCAATAACCCATCAGTCAAACCGCTGTTAAAAATCATGGGCTCAATTTTAGTATACGTGGCATTTTCATGGGTCTTTGCCCATGCATTGCTTGATATGCCTTTTATCGAATCAGACCCACAAGGGGAGCAAAACCAATGAACGAAATTGTTATTGAGTTTATCGGGCGCACTATCGAAGTGCATTACACCCCGCTGTTTGAACCAGCGGACATAACAAACGGGCCACAGGCAATTGATGACTACTCAATCTATATCGAGCAAATTATCTGGATAAACGGCGATAACAGAGATGACATCTTTTGGGCCATTGACTGTGAAAGCGAAACATTCAACGCCATCCATGACGCTGCACTTGCGGCGGTTTTGGAAGCGGATTAAGAGGTGCTGGACTATGCGTAACTTCTTATACAACCTTGGCATAGCGGATTGTGTCAAGGGCAGACGGGCATGGTTGCCATTTGAATCATACCTGAACGGGTATGCCCATCAATATGAAATTGAGGCAAGACAAGATTATGACCACCCAATCTGAACAACTGGTGCTTATGCGCCAACCCTTCAAGCCAAACCAGATAGGCAAGCTGGTTAAAGGTTCAAAAGAACAAAGCCAATGCCCACCAGCGGAGAAGAAAAACTGCAACATTTGCGGTGGCTGGCATCACCCAAAAATGGCCCACTTGGACTATGTAGGCCATGCCGCATTGACTGATAGGCTATTGGACGTAGACCCGTTATGGACATGGGAGCCGGTTGCTTTCCAAGACGGCCTACCAAAATTCGACGCAACCGGAGGGCTTTGGATAAAACTAACCGTTTGTGGCGTAACCCGTATGGGCTATGGCAATGCCGAGCCTAGCCAGTACAAGGAGGTTGGCAGCCGTGAAAAAGAAGTAATTGGCGACGCATTAAGAAACGCCGCCATGCGTTTCGGTGCCGCCTTGGAATTGTGGCACAAAGGCGATTTGCACAAAGAAGAGCCAGCACTGAAGCCAGCACCACAGCCAGAAAGCCGATTACAACCCTATGACGAGGCGGAGTTCAACGCAAAATCACAGGTATGGTTGCAAAAAATAATGGAAGGCACATTAAGCCTTGATGCCGTCATCAAAGGAGCAAAATCTCAAGGCCGGTTGCTAACCGAACAACAAATAACCATCCTCAAAGAGGCACTTGTATGAACCTAGGACAACAACTTATAGTTCCAAACGGCGACTTTTACAGCCCCGCCACATTGTCAACCATAGAAAACCAAGTAAAGTTGACAGAAAACCTTGTCTATCCAATCACCACCGGAGGTGAAAAGGCCATGAAAGCGGATGCAACCGCTATCAATGGCTTTGCAACCGATCTGGACAAAGCAGCAGCCGCCATTTACAAGGCCGAAACCGACCAGGCCACTAAAAACAGGGCAATCACAAAGGGGTTTGTGGCAACCCTTAAGGCCAACAGACAGCGAATAATCAGCCAGTTTGAAGAAAAAAAGGCTGAACGGCTGGAAGAAGTGCGGGGCATAGTGAATGAAGCCCTTGATCTGGCATGGGATAACAAGGGTGTAAAACCGTCTTTCCGGTTTGGCGAAATCGACGACATCAAGGAATCTTACCTTACCGACAAGGGCAACCTCACCGCCTCAACCAAGGCATTAATAGAAAACATAGCACAAAGCGACTTGGTTTGGCAGAACGAAATAGAAGCCCGGACAATGACGGTTGAGCTAGCTTGCCACCGCGCTGGCATATCTACCCCGTTCACGCCCGAATATATTGGCGTGGTGTTCCATGACCCCGACCGTGCCGTGTTTGAAAACCGCCTAACCATAATGGTTAGTGCAGAAGTCGAACGCATGGAAGCAGCCAAAGACAAAATAATTGCCGAACAGGAAGCCATCAGGAAAAAAGCGGTTGACGATGCATTGGCGGCACAACAGGCCGAAGCAAACCGATTGGCGCAGGAACAGGAACGGGCAGAACAGGAAGAGAAAAAACGCATCCGAGAAGCCAATGAAAAGGCTGAACGTGAACGTCTGGAAGAAGAAGCCCGGCTTTATGTCAATCCATTGGTTGAGCGGTGCGAACCCAACGAAAACCGGATAGCAGAACTAAGGATAATGGCAAGTTCTTACAGACGCTCAGATTACCACACCGTAGCGGAAATTTACGAATCCGCAGCAAATGAAATTGAGCGGCAATTGGACAACTTGAAAGAAGCTCTAGCCACCACCGAACAGGTTTTGGAAATGCCCACCTTGGATGAACATGCCGAAATAGCGGCAATACAAGAGGCACTTATGGAAGAAAGCATTATTGACGTGCCGGACGATGAACCTGTCAACTACAAGCCGACCAGAAACGATTTTATCGAACTGGTTGCCCACACCTACCGCCTGTCAACAAAAGACGCTGAGCAGGCTTTAATCAACGCATTTTCAATATTTTAGTAAATTATGAAAAATTATAGTTACACCAAAAAAGGCCCCGGAAGAAAGCATTTACAAGGATGTAAATCAATCAAAAAAACCGTAAACACATCTTCTTTGACGGATATAAAAGAAAAACAGCTTTTAAGAAAAAAGATGGTGATTGATAAACTTAAGCAAGCCGTTTCGTTTTTAAAAAAGGACATTATCAATGAGTAACGTAATTAGTTTTACCGGAACACTAGGCAGGGATGCCGAACTTAGGAACACGCCCGACGGCAATACCGTATTGCAATTTACGGTAGCCAATAACAACGGGTTTGGCGACAAGCAAACAACAATCTGGTTTAGGGTATCGCTATGGGGCAAACGTGCCGAAGGGCCATTAAAAAACTACCTGAAAAAAGGCCAGCAGGTGTTCATATCCGGGGAATTCAGACACCATGAATACCAAGGGCAGGACGGAACAACCAAGACCAGCCTTGAAGTGAACGCCACCATTGTTGATCTGGTAGGCAAGAAGCAGGAAGGGGCGGCGCAAGAAAGCAATTCGCAAGAAAAGCCGCAGACATACAGCGATGACGGCTTTGATGATGAAATTCCTTTTAACTGAGGTTATGCGGGAATGTGCCGATAACGGAGTATTGGCAACGCATAACCTCAGTTAAACATGGGAAACGAACAAATTATTTAAATTTTAACAAGGCTAGGCGGGGCCCGGCGCGGCTAGGCAAAGCGCGGCAAGGCAGGGCAAGGCAGGGCAATCCGGCTGCCTCTTTTCGAGGGGGCAGCCTGATGGGCATTTGACATCATGCGCGGCAGGGCACGGCGCGGCAAAGCGCGGCGGGGCTAGGCACGGCAGGGCGCGGCGAGGAAAATCCGGTCACACATTCCCAAGAGTGTGTGGCCTGATGGACCCTTAAGTTCATCCCAAGGCGGGGCGCGGCTAGGCAAAGCGCGGCAAGGCAGGGCGGGGCAAGGCGAGGCAAGGTTTTTTTAATCCAACAACAAGGCGACAAAAATGACTGAATCAGTGAAAGCAACCAAACACAATGACATCATTAAAAGGAAGGTCACATTATGCGGGATAAACGATATCATGTTCGACAGATACGCGGGGGACAACAAGACACAACTGGAGCCGCACCAGAAGCTGTACCTAAAGCCCGGCACCAAGGTTATTGGTATACCGAGTCTCAACATTATCTCGTTTCTTTCGGCCCACAACACCAATTCAGCACCCAAGCGCCTACGCGATGCAAGGCAATTTAAAAAGATAGCCAACGCCTGTTTGAGCTTTTGCGAAATTGGGCAGACATTCATACCCATGTTGCGTGATGGAAAAGAAATAGAGTTTGGCAAGTTTGTCGATGATCATGACGCGCTTAGCGGATGTTATATCCATCGTGCAGTGGCAAGGCTGGACAAAGGCATACCCAACCCAAAAGAACGCCCCGTAATACCCGCGCCGTGGGAAATAACCTTTGATTTTTTGATCTACCCGAACAAAGAAATAAAAGAAGTAGAAATACAAAACCTTTTTGAAGATGGGGGAAGGGCATTGGGGTTAGGCACGTTCCGTGGCGTGTTTGGAAAGTTTTATGTAAAGGAATGGGCATGACATTCGACCAAGCCACCAAACTCAGCAATGAGTACAGCAAGCACTACCGCCGTTACCACACCGCCATTTATGTTGGTAAGGGCGCGTGTAAAGTAACCGATAAGTTTCATCCAAGGGGGAATAATGAAAACCATTAAATCAAAATCATCGGACGTTATCTACACGTCTGAAATCGAGCATGATGAAATTAAATCACTTCTGGCAGAAGCAGTAAAAAACAATGAAAACCTGAGCGGGGCATACCTGAGCGGGGCAGACCTGAGCGGGGCAAACTTGAGCGAAGCAAACTTGAGCGAAGCAAACTTGAGCGAAGCAAACCTGAGCGGGGCAAACCTGAGCGGGGCAAACCTGATATGGGCATACCTGAGCGGGGCAGACCTGAGCGGGGCAAACTTGAGCGGGGCAGACATGAGATGGGCAGACCTGCGCGGGGCAAAATTGAGCGGGGCATGCCTGAGCGATGCAAACCTGAGATGGGCAGGCCTGAGCGATGCAGACATGAGATGGGCAGGCCTGAGACGGGCAGACCTGAGACGGGCAAACCTGAGATGGGCAAACCTGAGCGGGGCGGACCTGAGACGGGCAGACCTGAGCGGGGCATACCTGAGCGGGGCATGCCTGTTCGGGGCAAACCTGAGCGAAGCAAACCTGAGATGTGCGGACTTGCAAAATTCAACCCTTATAGATTCATACTTGAGAAGGGCAAACTTGAGAGGGGCAGACCTGCGCGGGGCAAAATTGAGAGGGGCAGACCTGTTCGGGGCAGATTTGAGCGGGGCAAACTTGAGCGGGGCAAAATTTATCTGGGCAAAATTGATCGGTGCAAACTTGAGAGATGCAGACTTGAGAGATGCTATTGGAAACGGGAGACAAATAAAATCTTTTCAAATTGAAAAACATTTTATTGTTTTTACATCCGATATTTTAGCAATCAGTTGCCAGCAACATCCTATCGAAAAATGGAAAAAATTTACGGATAAAGAAATATCTGAGATGGATAAAGACGCATTGTCATGGTGGAAAAAATGGAAAGATTTTATCTTTCAGGCTATTGAATTGAGCAAGGGGTAATGATGAACATAATTGAACGCATAGAAAACATGCTAGAAATGGATGTTGATAAAGTAAATATCCGTGATGCTCTTGAAGAACTTGCATACGCAGTTAAAGAGCTTAAAAAACGTCAATGGATACCTGTTGATGAAAAGTTGCCTGAAAAAAGGGGATTTTATTTGGTTATTGTTAATGACGGCCTAAACAATCCAGTTTGTGAAATTATCTCGTATGGAAACAGTTTATGTAATATTTTTGATTATGAAAAAGTAATCCATTGGATGCCACTGCCGGAGTTGCCCCATGATTGATTTAAGTAAAGAAGAACTGGATTTAATAAGGGAATGGTATTGTTGCATAAAAGACACTACCAAAGACTATCTTGAAGAAAAAGACGAATTACTTTACCAAAAAATAAAGGAACTTTTAATGGAAAAACCTGAGCCCAATCCAGAACCCCTAGCCCGTGAAATGACATTTCGCGATCATTTTGCGGGGCTGGCTATGCAGGGGATTTTAGCTGGTGATAACGAATATAATATTGATTCATACATGATAGCCGCAGGGGCCTATTCGATAGCGTCCGCCATGCTGAAGCATCGTAATAGCATAATGGAGGCGCGTAATGGCAACCCTTAAAGAACAATTAGAAGCAAAGAAAAACCAAGGGTTTTACAAACTAGAAAACCCCGACATTTGCAATGAATGCAAGCACTTAAAGTCAGACAATTACTGGAGGCAACGTTGCCTCCTGGGTGGCTTTGTCGTGAAATACCCGTATGAATATTGCTGCAAAGAATACATGCCATGCTAGCCGCAATGCTTATGGGTCTACCCACCGACACCCTGAAAGCCATCCATGCCGACATCGTAGAATGCTCGTTGGCGGCAAGCATGGGCGGAAGCTACCGTGCCAAACTGGCAGAGAAGCGCAAGGCTTCCAGCGGCAAGGTGAAAAAGATTTACGCCGCCCTGTACAAAGCAAAGCCGGATGAATTGCAACGTATGGCTGACACCGTGGTTAAAACAGACAGGATGCTGAAATGCAGACACTCAACATAACCGAAGCCGCCCACTACCTGAAAATACACAAAGTAAACTTATTTAAAACCAATGGCTTGCATTTTCCAAACCGTTTTAAAACAGCCCAATTAGGCACATTATAGCCCACAAAAGCGTCAACAAATCACAGAATCGTTGCAGTGCTACCCCTTAGCCACAATCCCCGCCAGCTCAACCGCCCTATCGCCCACTTGCGCCGCCCATCGGCTGGCCTTCATTGCCGCCGCCGCCTGTGTCCATTCCTGCCGCGTCAAATGCCGGATGGTGGTATGGAACTGCATGAACCCGTCCACACCAAGGTTATAGGCCATATCTATCAGCGCCGCTTTGCGGTTGTCAGAAAGGCTGGTGAAGCAACCCAACTGAACACTCAAATCATGGGTGGTCTTGTCTATCATTTCCTGCAATAAAACACCGGCCTCGGTTTCCGTGATGCCCGACTTGCAGTAATGTGCCAGTTCAGAAGGTTCAAGCTGCAAAGGATTGGCATCAAGGTTGTAGCCATAGCCGATAGTCCTATGTCCCGCCGTGCAACGGTACAGGGTTGGCCTAAATCCTTCGTGTTTTTTTAACAGTTCGTATGCGTTCATTTTTTCCCCTAAAATTGGGCGGCATCACACCGCCCAACCCACTTAAGCCGCTTGGTACTTGCTTGCAAAGTCCGCGTTAGCGTCAATTGACACTGTGCCATCAGCATTTGATTTTGCCGTGCCGTCGGCGTTTTGAAAAACAAAATCAGAAACAGCCAAACCCGTCACGGCGGTGTTTTTTGTCACATCAACTTCTGTCCCATCGTCCAACGTTGCCGTCACTTTCAAATTAACAATTTGGGCGGCAACAACAATCGGTTCTTTCAACACATAATTTTTCATCATATCTCCTACGCTTAAAATCCTGCCGAAACAGGGGAACTATTTTGACAAGCCCGAAGTGTCAACGCCCTTGGCCTTATCATAGC